AGACCCTAAAGAAATACTAACAGTTGTTGATATGATCCTTACCACTCCTTACCTAACAGGAGTTAACATTCCTGTAGATGGGGGTATGCTTTTATGATGAACTCCTTGGTTTATTTAACTAGAAAATGCCCTAGAAAATGTAGTTATTGTAAACTCAGGGATTCTAAATTAACAAATCCTGAGCTAACAAAAGAACAATGGGTTGATGCTTTCTATATATTAAAGGATTTAGGGGTTAATTTNNTTAGGAAATGAAACCTGGCTGTTAGGAGAGGATCTCCTATATATTATGGAGAGAAACAAAATTCCTTTTGCTTTATACACTACCTGTCCAGAGGGATTGTTTGAGAAGTATCGGGATACATTTTTTAGATCAGGAGTAATTGATAATTTGTCTTGCGGGATTGATTATCCTTTTTTCTATCTTAGAAAAACACTTACTGAAAAAGGACAATTCAACAATGACATGGAGTTGAAATCCTATACTGCTTGGAAGGGATTGTTATGGACAAAAGAACATTACCCACAAATAGACTGTCAAGGAACAATAACAATCAGTAAATACAATTATAGTATGCTTTCTGAAATAGTTGAAGAATTACATCAATCAGATATTTTCTGTGGTCTTAATTTTCTCCATTGGGACATTGATGGAAAGTATGATTTCTTCCCCAAGAAGGAAGAATTACAACCTTTTCTACTTGTTGATTCTGAAAAAAATATTCTTGACAAATATTTGAAAGCTCTACCTTCAAACAATTCTATTCAAAACTATGAAATGGTAAAGGAAGATATTAACAGATTATCTGGTATGGGATGGCATTGTGATGGCAATCCTTATGGGGGTCCAACAATAGATTCTGACGGGTCTTGTCGTTGTTGTGGTTACCGAGCAGGAGAGAATACTTCTCAATTCTCTATTTTTGATTTAAGGTATCCTAGTAATATTAAGAGGTGGAGGGAAGCAGTAATTCAGGATTGTAAAGAGTGTCCTGGTTGTTTTTGGAGTTATCCTTGGATGTTTCATTATTGGGAAAAGAATAACAAAAATTTTGGCAAAGATGTTTTTATTAAACATGCTGGTTACCACATCCCAAAAGAAAAATGGTCAGAAAGGACAATTGAAGAATGTGTGGAATAGCAGGTTACTGGGCTAAGGAAGCAAATCTAAGTCATGATCAATGGAAAATTCTTGTGGAAGGTGCTTTTTCAAGGGGTCAAGATGGTATAGGAATTGTAGTTATCAACAAAGAAGGAATTGTTTTTGATTATAAAGAAGAAGGGTTTAATAAAACAACAATAGACTCTGCTTCTTCTTTCCTATACTCAAGAGTCAAAGTAGGATCTATTGCTTTGTTATTATGTAGAGCAACCCCAGAAACAGAAAAAGAAACCACTTTCTCTATGTTACAACCCATCATCAATGATGATTTATATTTAATACATAATGGTGGAGTTACTGAATCTATTCGAGATGAAATAGGAGAATTTCCTTACACAACTGATATTGACAGTGAAATGATATTAGCTTGTTATAGAAAAAATAGCAATAACATGAAACAATGTATGGAGAAATTAGTTGGTTCTTTCTCCTTCATTATGTTTGATAAACGAAAGAATAAACTCTATGCTGTAACTTCTTTCAACCCTTTGGCACATATGTATATTAGAGGATATGGTTATTTTTTACATTCTGATAATGACTTCCTGAGTAAGTTACTATTCTCTTTGACAGGGCAAACCCAAGATGGGGTCAATGTGTGGGAAAGCTGGTATCATCATTACATTGATGGTTACACTATTGTAGAGACAGATATCCAGTCAGGATTTCAATTTAAACAGAAATACTCCCCAAGGTTTCTTCACCCTACCTGGGGGAAAACAAAAACTGAAGTTACAAAGGTTTTAGTAGTTGGATCAGGAGGGATTGACAGTAGTTTAACAGCTTTTATTCTGAGCAAGTTGGGATACGAAATAACCTTAGTTCATTTTCTTTATGGTCAGAAGTCAATGACTTCTGAGCTATGGGCTATAGAACAAATGTCGAAGCATTTAGGATGTAAAAACCAAATAATAGACCTTAGGCCTTTTTATAGTTCCCTTCCAGAAAAAGGTATGTTGACATCAGATGATATAGATATAAACAGTGGTAGCAATTTTATTNNGCTTGGAGCAGTGGTAGAAATTCTATCTTTGCCTCTATGGCGATGGCAATAGGGGAATCTATGATAACAAGTAATCAAACAGATAGAATTGTGATTTCTGCTGGCTGGTATCAACTTTCTGAAGAGGTTGGTGGTTATCCAGATAATTCTTTTCAATTCAATAATGCCTTAGAATCTCTTAAAAATTATGGTTACATTTCAGGAAACAATATAAGTTTCCTACCAGTGATGCAAAGATTAACAAAAACAGAAGAGTGGGTTCTCGGGAGTAAACTTCTCTTTCCTTTTAGGTTGACCGTATCATGTGACAATCCAAAATTTATTGATGGACTTCCCCACCTGTGTACAGAATGTGGAAGCACCAAATTATCAATACTGGCATCTGATAGAGCTGGGGTTCCTGACACTAGATTATTTTTGACTGATAGACCAATATTGTCTAATAGAATAAAAACACCATCAATAGAAAATATTATTAATCGTCTTGTCCTACCTGAAAAAGATAAAAATAAGTTGAAATCTTTTTTGTAGGTTTTGTTTAAAACCTTATATAATTAAAGTGAAAAGGAAATATGTATGATTTATGCAATTGATATTGATGGGACCATATGTGAAGACCAACAGAGTTGGTGGGAATATTCCAAAGCAAAACCTATACCAGAAGCAATTCAAAAAGTAAATAAACTATTCCATGAAGGGCACCAAGTAGTTCTTTTCACTGCTAGGTATCCAGAGAACCGGGAAGTAACTCTTGATTGGTTGAATAAGTATGGGGTTCTTTTTCATGAAATCATATTTGGGAAGTTTAGAGCAGATGTTTACATAGACAATTGTGCAAAGAGGATGGAGGAACTATGACATCATTACTTCTTTATTCAGGAGGGTTAGATTCTTACATTGCTTGGGAATTTTTAAATAGACCCAAAACCTTGTATTGCAAAATAAATCATCGTTATCAATCTTTTGAATTGGAAGCTATCAAAAATACCATACCAGATACTATTATTGATGATTCCCTCAATCTGGGTAAGTGGGAAAAGCTTGATGCAAATATTCCTATGAGGAATGCTTTGATGTTGATGATAGCATCTAACTATGCTGACAATCTTGTTCTTGTAGTACAAAAAGCAGAAATGTCAATTCCGGACAGATCCCCTGAATTTTTTGAAACCATTGGTGGTTTCATTTCCTTTTTAAATGAGAGAAAAATTCAGGTAACAACACCTTTTGCAAAAATGACAAAAACAGAGATGATCAAGTGGTATCTGGTTCATGGCTTTGATAAAGAAAATTTGCTAAAGACCAGAAGCTGTTATTTTGAAGGTCCTGTTCCTTGTGGTGCTTGTGGTGCTTGTTTTAGACGATGGGTATCTTTTAAATGTAATGGCATTGAAGAAACTATGGAAAACAATATCCTGGAGTGGGAAGGAACCTTGAAATACATTAACAAAATGAAGAAGGGATTGTATGATCAAACTCGGACTGATGAGACATTTAAAGCATTAGAATTAGCAGGAGTATCAATATGAATGACCAGAGTTTCTTTTTAGATTCAGGTGCCTACACAGCTATGACAAAAGGTATATATATTGATATTGATCAATATATTGAGTTTATCAAGAAATATGAAAAATATCTCGATATTTACGCTAATCTTGATGTCATTGGTGATCAAGATGGGGAGAAAAGCTATGAAAATTGGAAGTATATGAGATCTAAAGGAGTAAATCCTTTACCAGTTTATCATGCACATGCTGATCCTAAATATCTTCTGTTGTATATGAAAGAAACAGATTACATTGCTATTGGTGCTATTTCTGAAATGAACACTACCCAGCGACTTCTTTCATTAGACAAAATATGGAGAAAATATTTGTTAGATGAAAAAGGATTTCCAAAAGTAAAGTGCCATGGGTTTGGATTGACAGCAGCAGAAATTATGAGTAGATATCCCTGGTACTCAGTTGACTCTATGTCCTGGTCTTTGATGTCTGCTTATGGTCATGTTTACATTCCTGCAAAAAAAGATGGAAAATACAACTACCAAATTACTCCTACAAAGATTTGTATATCAAATAGATCACCCTCTATAGGTACAGAAAATTCTCATTTCTCTACTATTTCTGAAATGGATAGAAAACCCATATTGGAATATTTTGAGTGTAAAGGTTTCTCTCTAGGGAAGTCAGAGTTTAAGAAGGTTGATACCAATTACAAATTACAAGAAGGGGAAGAGTGGTTAGATGAAAGAACAAGACAAGTAGAAATTATTGTAGAGAAAGGATTAACAAACCATTATAGAGAAAGATCAGCATTAAATATAGTCTATTTTCAAGATTTTGAAAAGAATCAACCAGAATATCCTTGGTCAGTATTTACTCACAAAACAGTGTTTCGGAAAGGGTTTGGATTAGAGAAATGAAAATATACTTAGCAGGCACATTATCTAGAGAAAATATGAATCTCAACAGGAGATTGAAAGTAAAAAATCATTTGGAGTCCTATGTTACTCTCAATGAAAAAACTTTTGAAAAGTTACTTAAAAATTTGTTAGGAGAGAGAAATGAAAGTACAGACAAAAGAATTCCAAGAAATTCTTAGTAAACTTCAACCGGGAATATCTCAGAAAAAATTTGTAGAACAAGCTACTCATTATATTTTTACAGGGAAGAGAATTTGTTCTTACAATGATAAAATAAGTGTGTCTTACCCTTTTGTTACTGATTTTCAATGTTCAATATCATCGGAAACATTCTTTCAGGTTGTATCAAAATTGACATCTAAAGAATTGGAACTGTCTTTCAAAAACAATCAACTTAATATCACTACCCCAAAAGTTAAATCAGGATTTACTTGTTTACTGGAAGGAGAGATTTTTAATCTTCTCAATTCTCTAACCATTGGAGAAGAATGGTTTGAACTTCCTGAAGATTTTACTAAAGGAATTGAACTTTGTTTATTCTCTGCTTCAAGAGACTTAACACAAAAGTTCCTTTCATCTATCTGCATAAGGAACAATAGGGTTGAATCCTCTGATGATGTTAGAATCAGTAGATACACAATGAAAGGATCCGTACCGGTAGGTTTTCTATTACCAATTTCTTCAGCAAAAGAATTGTTGGGATATACCATTACTCATTATTCACTATTGAATAGTTGGATTCATTTTAAACTATCCTCTGGAGGAATATTTAGTTCTAGGGTTATATTAGAAGAATATCCCGAAACTTCCTCATTCTTCATTGTCAAAGGAATAAATGTAAAATTACCTCCAGAACTCCTAACAGCGGTAGAAATGGTTAGTATCTTATCTGAGGGTGATTTTGATTTGGACAAAAGGATCAATATTAAGGTAGAGAAAGGCACAATCATATGTAGAAGTTCTAATTCTTCTGGATGGATAGAGAAAAAAATACCTTCTTCTTACCAAGGGGAAGAAATTTCATTTGTTATAAATCCTTATTTTTTTAAGCAAATTCTAGAGAAGTCAACAGAAGTGTTAGTATCTGAAGATAGAGTATTATTTACTTCTGATTCTTTCTCCCACATATTAGCTCTCCAAATATAGGTGTAGAATGAAAGGTTTTTTCTCAGGTGAAGAAATAATCCATAGGGTCAGTAAAACTAGAGGTAACAAAGAAAAATTGAATACTTCTAAGTCTATAGATCCATGCGATCAATGTAGACTATATGAAGGTTGTGTTTCTCCTAAGATGGAGTTTACCGGACAAGGAAGAAAGAAAATACTGATAATTGCAGAAGCTCCAGGAAAAACTGAGGATGAGCAAGGAACACAATTAGTAGGGGATGCTGGAAAGCTCTTCAGGGAATGCTTAAATTCACTTGATTGTAGCCTAGATAGGGATTTCTGGAAAACAAATATTATTAATTGTAGACCCCCTAATAATAGAAAACCCTCTAGGAGAGAAATGAAGTTTTGTTATTCAAGACTGTCAAAAACAATTGATTTACTTAAACCAGACTTCATTTGGTTAATGGGAGGTTCTGCATTAGAAGGATTTTTCATTGATAATATATCTGATCTTAATATTTTAGCCTATAGAAAAAGATGTATTCCATATCCAAAATACAATTGTTGGGTCATACCTCTATTTCACCCCTCCTTTATTCTTAGACAAGGTAATAAAGAAGCGAAAGATTTCTTCACCAGAGATTTGAAATGGGCCTTATCTTGTTTGAGTTTAACAAAACCTGTAGAATTTAACCCTACAAAATTTGTAAAAGTTTTAACAAATATTGATGATGTCAAAAATATTTTAAAGAAGATCAAAGAAAACAAACTTGTTGCTTTCGATTATGAGACTTCTTCTCTGAATCCTTATAAAAATAACCAAAAGATTTGGTCAATAGGAGTGGCCTGTTCTTCAGAAGAAGCATTCTCCTTTGGATTTGATCATCCTGAAGTTGTAGAAATTCAGAGGATGATTATTAGTAGGTTGTGGTCAGAAATTCTTATTGATCCAGAAGTAAAGAAAATTGCCCAAAACTTAAAGTTTGAAGATAAATGGAGTAGGCAGATTTTTAAAGTTGTCCCTCAAGGGTGGTTATCAGATACCATGACTTCCCAACATATACTTGACGATAGAAGGGGTACCACAGGCTTGAAATTTCAATCTTTTGTTAGATGGGGTGTTCAGGATTACACCGATTCTATCAACAAATTCATTAGTTCTGGTTCAGATAATAGTAACAAACTTGATCAAGTGTCTATAAAAGATCTTTGTATATACAATGGATCAGACGCACTTCTTACTTTTAAACTATATGAAGAGCAAAAGAAAGAGTTTCAAAGACTTCCCGGTTTGAGAAAAGCAGATGCATTGTTTTTTGAAGGAATATTAGCATTCTGTGATGTTGAAGAAGAAGGAATTAGGGTTGATACTTCCTATTTCTCAAAAGAGGAAAAAGCACTTACTAAACAAATAGAAAAACTAACATCTGAACTTAGTAACAGTAAGGAAGCAAAATTATATCAAGAAAAAACAGGTAGAATATTGTCTTTGAATTCTTCTAAAGATTTAAGAGAACTATTTTATAAAATTCTTGGTTGTTCTTCTCCAAAAACCACAAATTCAGGGGTTGAATCTGTAGACTTTGCATCTCTAACTCAGTTAAAATCTCCTTTTGCTACCACCCTTATTAAGTTAAGAAAACTTCTAAAAATTAGAGATACTTATCTAGGACAATTTAAAAGGGAAGAAAATAATGGGAAAATTCATCCCTCTTTTAATCTTCATATTGCAGAGAGTTACAGATCCAGTTCCCAAAACCCCAACTTCCAAAACATCCCTACCCGAGATGAGGATGCTAAAAGAACAATACGAAGAGGAATCTTACCTTCACCTGGAAACAAACTGGCAGAAGTTGACTACAGTTCTATTGAAGTAAGACTTGCTGCTGTATATACCCATGATCCAAAACTGATTGAATATATTCACGACCCTTCTACTGATATGCATAGAGATCAAGCATGTGATTTATTCAAACTGAGGAACAACCAGGTTAGTAAAGACATAAGATTCTATGCCAAGAATGGTTTTGTTTTTCCACAATTCTATGGTAGCACATATCAAGCCTGTTCTGCTAATCTCTGGAATGAAGTAAAGAACTTAAAAACTGTTCAAGGAACTAATCTTCTTGAACATTTGCAAAAGAAACAAATAACAAATTATTACAAATTTCAAGATCATGTTCAATCAGTTTCGGAAGCTTTTTGGAAAAAATTCTATGTTTTTAAAGAGTGGCAGGAGGATATAGTAGAATTCTACAATCGTAAGGGGTATGTAGAAATGATTTTTGGCCACAGAAGAGGTGGATTTTTATCCAAAAATCAAATAATAAACTCTCCAATTCAAGGAGGTGCTTTTCACTGCTTGTTATGGAGTCTAATTGAGATTAACAAGTTAAGAAAAAAGGAGAACTGGAAAACAAAATTGATTGGACAAATCCATGACAGTATTGTGTTTGATTTATACCCTTCTGAAGAGGAACATATAATCACCACCGTAAAAAGAATTATGTGTGAGGATCTGAGAAAAGCTGTTCCAGAGATTATTGTTCCTCTTGAGGTAGAAACAGACATAACTCCAATAGATGGAAGTTGGTACACTAAAACAAAAAGAGAGGATTAACTAAATGAACGACCTTACAAATTATCCCCTAAGTATTAAATATAGACCAAACACCTTAGAAGAAATTGTAGGAAATGATTCTATAATAGAATCCCTCGAATCCTGTTTACAGAGACCTTACGGTATTCCCCATACGTTTCTATTTCAAGGACCTAGTGGTTGTGGAAAAACTACTTTGGCAAGAATAGTAGCAAACAGATTAGGGGGTTCTCCAGAAGACATCAGAGAATACAACATAAGTAAAATGCGAGGAATTGACACTGCTAGAGAAATTATAGATTCTTGTAAGTATGCGCCTTTAAGAGGAAATATAAAAATATTCATTTTAAATGAAGCTCACAAAGCCACAAATGAGTTTCAAAATGCTATGCTGGAGATTTTGGAAGAACCCCCAAAACATGTATATTTTATTCTTGTAACCACTGACCCTGAAAAACTTTTGAAAACAATAAAAACTCGTTGTACAACTTTTCAAGTTAGCTCATTACAGAGAGCAAAAATTATAAAAATTCTTAAAAGAGTTTGTCAACAGGAAAAGATAGAAATGGCTCCCACAATTCTTCAAAAAATCTCTGAATATTGTGATGGAAGCCCTAGACAAGCTTTAGTGATGTTAGATCAAGTAATTGATATAGAGAATGAAGAGGATGCTTTACAAGTTATTTTGGATAATACAATCAATGAGGTTTCTCTTTTGGAGTTATGTCAATTACTTTTGAAACCATCTGTGCCTTGGAAAACAATAGCAGATATGTTAAAAAAGATTGATGATGAGCCTGAGAAAATAAGATATGCTGTTTTATCTTACATGTCTAAAGTTTTATTGGATAGTTCTTCTGACCGAGCAGCTAATATCATTGATTTGTTTTCAGATTCTTGGATGTATTCAGGGAAAGCAGGTATGATAAATACTTGTTACTTAGTTACTAAAATTGTTTAAAGTAAATTATAATTAGAATGAAGAAGAAAATTACTGTATAAAAGGAGAGAAATATGGGTTACAGAGAAGATATAGTTATTGATAAGTATAATTTAGATAGGGAATGGATGAACCAACCTGTTCTATTTTTGAATTGGGCAGAGAAAGAAGTGGAAGCTCAATTTGAAAGAGACAAAGCAAAAGAAAGACTTGATCTTATTAAAGCAGAATTGGATTTGCAAATAAGAACCAGTCCTTCATCTTATGGGATTGATAAGATTACAGAAAGCTCAATACAAAATACTATCCTTCGACAAAAAGTCTATACAGAAGCAAGTGAATCTCTTCTACTTGCAAACAAGAATGCAAAAATCCTCAATGCTGCCAGAGAAGCATTTGAACATAGAAAGAAAGCATTAGAAAAAATTACAGATCTTTATATTTCTGGATATTGGGCTGATCCAAAAATCAAGCAAGAAGCAAAAGACTTAGTTGATTCTAACGATAGAGAAAACCATTTAGATTTTCTCAGAAAGAATCCTAGACTTCAGAGAAGGGTTGGGAGGGAAGAAGTATGAACTTCTGGTGGGTGTTAATAGTAATCGTTGGTATTTTTCTTTTGTACATGATTATTAGAATTGTAAGTAAGGCGGCTGTTCGTAGTTATTTTGAGGTAAAAACAGAACATGAAAAAGGAGGAAAGAAAGATGGGAAGATTTGATAGAGCAAAAGCTAAAGATGAACTTTTGAGAAGAACTCAGGAAAGTAGTGAGCGTAGAGAGTGTGGGGATGCTTCACTGAAATATTTCAAACCTGATTTGAATCTGCCAATATGGCAGGCAAGAATTACAAAGGATGAACCACATATCATTGATATCATACCATTCATTGCTGGCAAAAACTATCCCACTAAGGTTGATAAACGTCATCCCATCAAAGAGGGGGATTATGCCTACTGGTTAGAGGTGTATGTTCACACCAACATTGGTCCAGGCAAAGATTGGATTGTTTGTCCTACTAGAAACTATGGATTGCCTTGTCCTATTTGTGAAGAAATTGATCAAAGAATTCGGGATGGTCAGGAGTGGG